TAAGTTCTGGAGTTTCTCCCACCAGTTGTTTCCATTTCGTAAGCTGTTCCATATCGTAATCTTGATGGGCCTTGGCAATCATATAATCGCCGTCGAATTCCTGAATCTTTGCCCCTCCCACATAAAATCCAATATTCTGAATAATATGGGCACCCAAATAATGCGCCCATTGAAACTCATATTGTGCTTGACGAGTTTGAGATGGAGTAATATATTTGCTGTAAATATCTGGAAGTCGAAATACAAGACTCATATCTGCCATTAAATCCGTCACACGCTGAATCTTTGCTCGCAATTTAATCTGCTGATCATATTGGAGTTCATTTGGTCCTTCCAAGGGAAGTGTCACATTTTCAAAGGAAAAATGACTATGTTTCTTAAAGACCATATAGAAGTAGGTGAAATCTGGATTTCGGTTTCCGTTTAATATATTATTGTGAGTACCAACGCTTACTAATGCTATTTGTCCTCCACCGGGCATCGTGCCTTCCTTCTTGATTCTTACACAATATTATGCGCATTTTCACTCATTTTTATAAAATGTCTGTTTTTATAAAAATGTTTCTTCTTGGTTTGATTTAAGCATTTGTAGAAGATACCCACCAGTTATCGGCAAGATAAGGGGGCTGTTCCATAGTTTGTGTATCCGTCTTGGAATTGACCCCTGAGACATTCATCGACTGAATTTCCGTGTAAGAAAGAGCATAGGAGAAATAGACTAGGTTGCTGAGCTGACCATTATAAGTTCCAAAGACTTGGGGAAATACACCAGATGGCGAAGTTGCTCCAATAGGGGCACACGTACGCTGTGAAAATAAGAAGAGATCTCCGTAATTCTGGTAAAGAACACTGTTAATCATAGGAAGTTTCTTCGCAACATTTCCATTGACATAGACTTCTACCGAGTTCTTTCGTGCTACAATTGCAATATGACACCACTTCTTGACTGGAATGTTTTCAACATCCACATACGTATTCCAAGTACGACTGCTATTTTGATAGACACGGAGAGTGTTGGAATTACTATGGAGGAAAACACCAGGACTCATAAGGGGATAGTAAAATGGATGTCCCTTGTGCATAATATGTAAGAGACCTTCTTCATTACGGAAAGATGCTGGGTTAATAAACAGGAAGAAACTGTAACTGTATTCGACGCCGGTAACTTCATTATCCGAAAATGGCAAGGTTAAAGCCTTTGGATTTTTTGGATCTTGGATAAATTGACGTGGCTTATCTTGTGCATTGACCGTCATTAATAATAAATCCTTTCGAGTTCCACCCACGGCTCGGAAAGAGAAATATACAATTTCTAACATCATCATAAAAATGTAGAGAAAGGCAGCCAACACAATAGAAAGTATAATCTGATTTATAAAACCAGTACCCATCAAGTAACTTACCACTTGATTTGAACTTCCAGAGTTTGTCCCAGTATTGTTGCTAAAACTTTCCATGGTATGATTCTCCTACCATAAATAGTCTGAAAAGATTTGAAGGTCATTCCCCTCCATTTGTTTATACATTATTCATCTTTGGATAATTGAAATTATCTACGGCTTTTGGATCAAAGAGACTACGAATATAATCCCAGAGACCATATTCAGGGGTTGGTCCAGACATGTATAACTTCCATACTTGTTCGGGATTGAGGGCATAGTTATAGAAACTTGTGTTACTAATTAACCCACCAAATCCACCTCTATCAACAAACATTGCCTTGAAAGCAGCGGAAGAATCAACCTTGAAAAATGTCTTGAGAATACAAGAACGTGCCAGTTTTCCATCAATATAGACATCGCATGTTGTATTGTTTAATACAATGCTGACTTGGACCCACTTTTGAAGGGGGAAATCATTAATATCACATGGGCGAGTACCAATGGTTTCATCAATGGTCATTCCAGCAGCATCAAAGAGAGTATTATATACGGCATTACAGAGATTTTCCGTCATACCAGTTGTATCGGTTTCCACGCTACCACATGCCCCTGCTTTATTATGGACACGGACTGCCAGGGTATTCTTATACGCCCCAAAATAGACCGCAAGTGTCTTAAATGCAGGGCCTCCAATGGTTAATACATGCTTGCGCTTTCCATTATTTACAGTCCAGTCACTAATGTAAAGCCACATATTGATGGAATATTCCCCCCCTTCCAACATGACTGGAAATTCAGATTTTGGTACATCGATTGGGGCAGTTGGATTTGCTGGTGTAATGTCTGTAAGTACAGTCTTTCCTTCTAGGCCACTGGTACTGTATAGAAACTTGTATAAATAATATAAGGCAACAAGGGCTAAAATTACAAACACAATTTTTACCGGAGTTGAACTACCTGCTCCTGCCCCTGCACTATTTGCACCGAATCCTAAAGAATTCATTGTATTCCTACATATATACTACAAAAACCTCTGAATAATTCATCAATAAGGGGATGAGAGATATTGAAGGGGGCGTGATGCTGGAAATCCAGAAGTGGAAAAACAAAAGAGTCCTGAAGGGCAAGAAAATAAGGAGAATACATCCCAAATACTTTCTTCATTCGGGAGGACTGGTTTATCGCGCGTATCGGATGTATCTCGTAAATATTGTTGTACATCCTCCAAACGATATGCAGTTGCGCTTACATTTGGAAGACCAAATTCACCAAGGAATCCACGATTTCCAATGGTAAGATTTGTTGAACTCACGATCGGAAAGCCTTCTGTTCGTTGCGAAGCCACGACCTTATCATTATAATAGACTGTAAAACGTCTTGCTTCTTTTACAATTGTAATTAAGACCCATTTTTGAATTGGAATTCGTGGAATTTCAATATTTTCCATTCTTACAGTATCATTGGCATTTTCGGTACTTGGTTGCTTTCGTGTCGCGATTGTTAGCAACGCAGTTTCCGAGGAATTCGCATTTCCTGGTACCACCGAAAGGCGGAATGCAGATCCAATCGATGCCAGTGTATTTCCTGGAGTTGTGATATCATTCATCAGATAACTAGTTCTTTGATTGGGGTATAAATACACATAAAACATGAGCGTTGAATTTCCTGGCTTAATAAAGTTATCGCGAACTTCATCAACCGAACCAATTGTGGTATTCTTATTTAATTTTCCTCGCGCAGGTTCCATGGAATATGTTGTAGAAGGACGTACATAATTTAATACAGAAAGTGCTATAATAAGACTCACTGCGAGGAGTACAAATCCTGTGAGTATCGTATTTGTAAATGTCATCGGAGAGTTCCCTATATATATACAAAGAATAGATATATAGAAATGAATATTTTTGTTTATGCCACACAAGTATCGGGTACGGCTTTATCTTCCAACGCTTGAGGAGTACCATCTTCTCGGAATTCAAATGCGCTCAAGGAACGTTGCCACAGGCGTAAGTAGCGCACACGTGCGACATTTTCAAGAACAGATGTTATGGCAGGATATATATCCCCTACATTATTTTGAATACTTGAATTGACATAGGTACGACTCTTATAGAGCTGTCCATTCACATAGACTTCCAAGAATCGAGTATGAACCCCAACTCCCAGACGAACCGATTTACGAACTGGGAAATTTGGCACCAGGACCGTTTCTAAGGAAATACTCGCCCCTGGGTCCATATTTTTTGAGATGGTGGATACATACAAGTCATTATTGAGTTTATCCAGATAGATTACAAGATTTGGCAATTTATTGGCCTGAAACATGTTCAGAATTGTATGCGATGAATCATAGACATAATTTTCGACAAGTTCTCCTCCGCGGTAGAATAAAATGCGTGGAGCACCAGTATTTCGTGTTGGATCATCGACCGAAATAGTGAGACCCATACTCCATTCGAATGATTTACTGGGGAATGGATCTCGTATCATTTGAACTTTTGCTGGCGTATCCCAGTAACGGTTTGAATCATCAGAACCCGGGACTCCAATTACCCCTTTATCACCAGGTTGAAAACGGAAGATAGGTGTAATGGTAAAATGAATTAAAACAAGGATGATTAAAACTGCAATCAGAGCAATAAACAAGTAAAATAAATACCCTGTAATCTTACTTTTTGTATCAACTCCATCGATACCAGTTATATTACTATAAGAATCCATTGAGTAAAGATCGGAAACATTATTCTTTTTTCCAAAGAGTTTTGAAAATATTGCGCCTCCTTTTTGATGTTTCATAGGATCCCCTATTCAGAATCACGTTTCTTTTTTCGTGTTGCGTATTGATTCGGAAGTTTTTGATTCGGAATGAGGCGCCCATTCTTATGTTTAAATCCAATCGAACTATAGTATTTTGAAGTTTCTTTTGTATCACAATGCGGTATCTTTTCTCGCAAATAACATACAAAACTAATACGTGTAAAAGGCTTATCTTGACCCAATGTCCCGGTTGATTCATTATTATCATAAATCTTGGGTATTTTCTTATTATACTCCTTATCTTCGGTAGTTTCCGTATATTCTGTATTACAATGCCAGGTATGGACATCCATTGCAATAAAATCACCCGTTCGTATATTAAATCCAATACCATACTGGGGAAATACCGTATATCCTCCGTGATAGCGGCCATATTCGAGAACGGTTAGATTTCCAAAGCCACCACGGAAATCTCCAGCATCTTGATGCTGGGCCGTACGGAAATTACGATTGAGAGTTACACTCGTAAATGCGGTATCTCCAATCTGATACTGTGGATGGACACGTGCTTGTTTTAATTGGGCTGCGTGAGGTGATGGTACAAGTTTCTGGAAAATACCATCAATATACTCCAAAAATTTGGTTCCATGGCTAAATTCCTGAAAGTACTTTTGAGTATAACTCGTAAGACGACACGGAAGGCCCATAAAAGGGGTCTCCTCGAAATATCCTAAAACACTACTAAAGACATTATTATTCACACGCATCTTACTTTCCTTTCCATTTTGCATATACTTGGCCGACCACTTTGAAATCTGCGTGGGCTTTCGCTTTTTCCAATATGCGCTCTTGAGATCAATTGGTCCTGCTGCAGCTCCTCGATTACGACTTGGTGCTGCGGTTTTATAAAAGGAAATCCAGGCGTTTTCCAACATATCATGCGGAATCACGTTTTTGCGGAATCGTGCTAAGAGACGTTTCCCTTCTTTATCATCTTCCACATACACATCAATATCCTCATCATAGATTGTCTCAATCTCCTTTTCATTCCAATAGGTCCCTTCACGTGCCTTCATTTGATCATCTGTTCGGACAGGTTTTACAGTAATACTCTTTACACCAGATGTTTTTACACTCCCATGCTTTTCTTTTGGAAAATTTACATATGGAATCATTTGCGTTGGATCTCGTAAAATTGCTGCCTTTTCATCAGGCCCTTTTTTTTCACTATGGACCTTTCGTGTCTTATTTGCCATTGTGCCTCTCCTACTCTACCTCTATAGAATATAACATCAAGGGCTATTTCTGATTCCACCAGAAATAGATTGCACCTACAAGGCCAGAAGCCACAAGCCCCCCAGCAATTCCCTTCAGAAATGATTTATATTCTGCGGCCTCGAAATCTTCCGTCGTCCAGACGGGAGAACGATTCATCGCACCCAACTTAATATAGTATGCAATAGAATCAGATTCACTGTATTCTGGTTTTTCCAGACTCTTATTTACAAGATTATGAATCATAACTGTCCATTGAAAGAGTGTTTTTCTGGTATCTAAAAATGGAGTGATTGGATTTTCTTGTAACATCTGGGTGTAATGGACACGACATACTGGACACGGTAACATCGATGTCAGACTTTCATAAAAGTCCTTGGCCGCCTTTTTTTCGGTATAGGTAGGTTCAATCGGATATCCGAGTGCTGCAATATGAATTGTGTGCCAGAAAAAAGGACCCCAAGTTGCCGGTGAAATACGTAAGGTCATCCTACTATTATGAATCCGAAAAGGTGCTTTAAGGAAACGCATGATATATATAATAATTCAATTCTTATATATAAAATGCAAAAATGCTCAAATTGTGGTTCTAATAATCACCATTTTCGTCAATGCACACAACCCATAGCATCCTATGGTGTAATTGCATTTCGTCATAAATCACCCCTATGGAATCAACCAATATTTCTTTCTGAAAATGATACCTATACTTCCGCCCTTCAAGCCGATGATTTTGAATATTTGCTCATTCAACGAAGTTCAAGTATCGGATTTATTGAAATTGTACGAGGAAAATATAAAATGAATGATTATGAATATATTCAAGATCAAATCAATGGAATGACACAAGAAGAACGAAACTTTATTCTTAAAAATGACTTTCATAGTTTATGGACACGTGTATGGGGGACAAATGAGAATAAGAATTATCGCCAAGATTATGAAAATAGTAAGATCAAATTTGAACAATTTCATCATGGGTATGAAGATCCTGATACCCATAAAATCTATACCTGGAAACTTTTTATGGATCTCGCAAATCCCGCATGGCCAACACCTGAATGGGGGTTTCCCAAGGGGCGAAAAAACCATTTTGAATCCGATTTTGATTGCGCACTCCGAGAATTTGAAGAAGAAACTGGCCTACGACGAAACCAATTTCGAGTCTTTGAAAACATTCAACCCATTGCGGAAACCTTTTATGGTGACAATAATGTATTTTACACCCATATTTATTATATTGGCTGGGTACCCCACTGCGTGAAAGTTGAATTACAAGAAGAAAATGAACACATGAAACGTGAAATTGGAAATATTGGATGGTTTTCCTACGAAAAAGCTCTGGAAAAAATACGTCCTACAAACAAGGAAAAACGAGATATACTCCAGCGCGCAAATCAAATCTTACATAATATCTCCCCAGTCCTTGTGGGTCCATTACTTCACGGCGTACAAAATTCAATTTTCGGAAATAACTCTCCATGGTAGGTGATCGTATGGCAAGTGTCCCGCAAATTGAAGAAGCCAGCGCACGGAATCGAGCAATTCAACTTGTAAGACAAAGAAGAGCCGACGCACAGGCACGGTTGCGTATGTATGAAAGTATGCCATTAGATACATTATCCGATACATATTTTCGAGCAAATACAACTCCAGAACAACGTGTTGATATATTACAACTTCTTTCACAAAAAGATGGGTTCCCTGGGGAACCTGTGCCTCGCTATGAAGATGAACCAGATATCGGCCTTTATCCAGATTTAGATGATCCTTCTTTCCTTCGAAAACTCTTACAAAAAGATGAAATTTCAGAAACCGTTAGTACATTTGACCCAGACCTTGATGGGTGTGTCGATACAAATACAGAGTTTGAAGTAACACCTGTACAACGTTTTGTTGCGACCTTCTTACATCCCCGAACTCCTTATAAAAGTATGCTCTTATATCATGGTGTTGGTGTTGGAAAAACGTGCGCAGCCATTCAAGCGGCAGAAGCCTATCTGGATATGATGCCCCGCGGAAAAGTTATGATTGTCGTTCCCAAAAATATTAAACAAGGCTTTATCAATACCATCTTTAACGCCGAGAAAGTCGCCCTCGGAACTGGAAC